AAGCCATGACAACACCTGCTACAACGCCGCTCACCTATAATGGCTACGTCTCTCAAATAGCCACTATGGCTGTCGTTAATACGACAACAAGCAGCGGTGTTGTGGTGGGGGTTGACCCCGCATTTAATGCCATTATCCCGCAAATGCTCAATTATGCCGAGCTCCGCATTCAAAGAGATCTTGATCTCCTGCCATCACAGACAATCAATACCAATTATTATTTGTCTCAAGGGAATAATCTTTTATCGATCTCGGTCAACGATTTTGTGACCCTTCAAACAATAAGCATTGTTAATGGCACGGCTCAAACGCCATTAATGCCCGTCACAAAAGAATATTTGCAAAACGTGTGGAATGATTCTTCTTACACAGATGTGCCAGCATATTTCGCTGTTTACGGTGGCGATGCATCAACTGCGGGCAATACATATCAGAATATATTAATCGGCCCTTACCCTAATGCCAATTACCAATTGGTGATTACGGGCACGATCCGCATGCCAACTCTGTACCAATATGCTAACCAAAGCCAAGCTGGCACAAGCACGACCTTTATATCGACATATTTGCCCGACATGTTGATCATGGCATCAATGGTTTACATCAGTGCTTATCAACGTAACTTTGGCCGCATGTCGGATGATCCTGCGATGGCACAAAGTTATGAAGGCCAATATCAAGTTCTTCTCCGTGGCGCGACAGGCGAAGAATACCGCAAAAAATTTGAGGCATCTGCTTGGACATCTTATTCAGCTTCTCCACCTGCAACACCTACACGGGGGCAATAAATGCCTCATGCTTCGGTAAAAATAACACCAGGTGTCGATCAAAATGAAACGCCAGCACTCAATTCTGCTGGGCTTTCTTTTACGAATTTGGTTCGTTTTGTGCCTGATCGCAATGGCATTGGCTTGGTTCAAAAACTTGGCGGGTGGCTAACATATTATCCCAATAAAATTGGTTCAATTGTTCGCGCTTTATGGGCATGGGAAGACACAAATTCAAAAGCTTGGCTTGCTGTCGGCGCTGAATATGGAGCTGGCAACACCAATACATTGAGTGTCATTAATAATGGCAATAGGACAAATATTACTCCTCGCACAATAGAGGACAATGTTACGCCAGTTTCTGTTTCAACAACGTCTGGCAGTAATGTTGTAACAATCAATGACTCAGGCGCTACTATCACCAGCTATGATTCAGTATTTATCAAAACTCAAATTTCCGTTGGCGGTCTTATATTATACGGGTTTTATCCTGCAATTACAATTGGAACAGGCACATTTGACATTCTCGCAACGGATGCTCTTGGTAACCCTGCTTATGCTACCAGCACTGTTACTGATGGTGGCGCTGTCGCTCTTTTTAATGTCACCAGTGGAAGTGCGTCAGTTACTGTCACCCTAAATAATCATGGTTATGTCTCAGGAAACACATTTCCTGTTCTTGTTTCAACAACTGTTGGCGGAATTACATTCTTTGGTAATTACATCGTCCAAAGCATAACAGATGCTAATAATTTTGTAATTACGGGTTCAACAACAGCATCATCAACTACAACTGGTTATATGAACAGCAATCAAGCCCAATATGATTATTATATTGGGATTGGCCCTGTACCTGCAGGTACTGGATATGGCATTGGCGGATATGGATCTGGTGGATATGGCACAGGGACAGCTATTACACCTACAACGGGTAATCCTATTCAACCAACAGATTGGACTATGGACAATTGGGGCCAAATATTAATTGCATGCCCCGTTGGCGGTGCAATTTATTATTGGGATCCAACATCAGGAAATCCTATTGCAACTGTTGATAATGCTGGCCCCGTTGTTAATGACGGTATTTTCGTGGCCATGCCGCAGCGCCAAATTGTGGCATGGGGCAGCACATTAAATGGCATACAAGATCCACTACTTCTTCGCTGGTGCGATATTAATGATTTTACCAGCACATCAAGTTGGATTGCATTAACGACCAATCAGGCTGGATCTTACCGCATCCCCAAAGGATCAAAGATTGTTGGCGCTATTCAGGCTCAACAACAAGCTTTGATTTGGACGGATATTGGGTGCTGGGCGATGCAATACATCAATCAGCCCTATGTTTATTCATTTAACGAGATCGGCACAGGTTGCGGTCTTATTTCAAGAAAAGCAGCAGCTTCCCTGAATAATGTCATTTATTGGATGGGGCAAAGCCAATTTTGGACATATTCATCAGCGGGTGTTGCCCCATTGCCTTGCCCTGTTTGGGATGTGATATTCCAAGATTTAGATCAGACAAATCTCAGTAAAATTCGCGTTGCCGTTAATTCAAACTTTGGCGAAATATCTTGGTTCTATCCAAATATTAGCGATGGCGGCGAAGTAAACGCATATGTGAAATATAATGTTTATCTCCAGCAATGGGATTTCGGCACATTATCTCGTACGGCTTGGATCAATCAAAGTGTCCTTGGGCCACCGATTGGTGCATCATCTGATCAATATATTTATCAGCACGAGACATCGCCAAATGCGGCCTACAATGGTGTTAATAATCAACCGATGATGTCCAGTTTCCAAACTGGTTATTTCGCTTTAAGTGAGGCCGATCAAAAGAACTTCATCGATCAGGTTTGGCCAGACATGAAGTGGGGGTATTATAACGGCGAAAGCAATGGTGGTGCCGTTTATCAAAATCCAACAGCAACAATCAATTTGACATTTTATGCGGCTGATTACCCTGGCGACACACCGCAGGCTTATGGCCCATATACTTTAACACAAGGCACAGAATGGATAAGCCCTCGCATGAGGGGGCGTCTTATCTCAATCCAAATCAATAGCAGCGACGTAGGGAGCTGGTGGCGTATAGGTAATATGCGTTATCGGTTCCAAGCAGACGGGAAATTCTAATGGCCAGTTTAGATGATGTCGTCACGACATCTAAAAACATCGTGACGGCTCTTAATACTTCGTCTCAGACCAATTTGGCTATTAATGGCACAAAAACATATGTGGCTATTTCGGCTAATACTTTGGTTAATCAGGGCGCAAGCCGAATTGTTCGTGTAAGTGTCATTGTNNCGGGATCAACAACTGGCTCTTTATATGACGCCTCATCTGTCGCTGGTGCTGTAAGNGGAAATATTGTCGCAACAATNCCNGAAGCTGTTGGCATTTATGAAATGAATATTCCCACAATTAATGGTATTGTNGTCAAACCAGGCACGAGCATGGTTTTAGCTGTGGTCTATTCATAATGAAGAAAGTGCGCTAAAGTGGCTGNAATTATNGGAGATCGCAGATGCCCCTAAAACATGGATTTTCGCATGAAACTATTTCATCGAATATCAAAGAAATGATCCATGCTGGGCATCCTCGCAATCAAGCCATTGCTGCTGCATTAAATACCGCACGCGAATATCGTCCCCATAAAGCTTTTGGTGGTGAAGAGGTCACAACGACCACACAAGGCCCACCAATGAAACTCTTTAGCGGCCCCATCCATAGTGCTGTTGCTGGCCGCACAGATCACCTTCCCATGCATGTTCATAGCGGATCTTACGTCATCCCTGCCGACATCATATCGGCAATGGGCGAAGGTAACACAATGGCTGGCTTTAGGGCTGCTCGTCGCATATTTGGCGGCACGCCATATGGGCAAAAGAAAATGCCTTATGGGCAGGGAGCTGGTCCTTATGGACAGGGTGCTGTCCCATATGGGCAGGGCGAAGGTCCATATGCTTCTCAGCCTGTTAAACACGCCGCAGGCGGCAAGACCGACGCCGTTCCTGTTGTTGTTGCTGGTGGTGAATATGTCATCCATCCCGCAGATGTCACCCGTCTTGGTCATGGTGATATTAATGCTGGGCACAAAATTTTGGACGCATTTGTGAAAAAAATGCGCGCAAAAACAATTAAAACTTTACAAAAACTTCCAGGTCCAAAGAAAGATTGAGGGGTCTTTTAATGTCTGAAGAGCTTAAAATTCGCATTGGTACGCCGCAAGATGTTGACGAATTAATGGCGTTATCAATGGCTGCATGTGATGAAAACGGGTTTGTTAATCCTAACCCAGTTAAGATTTTAAAAGAACTTTGGCCAGCATTGAACCTTGAAGAGGGTTTGGTCGGAGTTATTGGAAAAGAAGATGGAATCATTGAGGGTGGCATCCTTCTCAGAGTGGGAACAATGTGGTATTCAGATCAGAAGGTTTTGGAAGAAAAAGCAATCTTTATCCATCCCGAATACCGCAGTGCCAAAGGGGGGAGGGCCCGCAAGCTTTGCGAGTTTTCAAAACAGGTGGCGGATTCACTCGGTATTCCCTTGATTATCGGTGTCCTGTCAAACGATAGAACAGAAGCCAAAGTAAGGCTTTATGAGCGGCAATTTGGGCGGCCAAACGGTGCATTCTTCTTGTATGGTGCAACAACTGGCCACGCTGTAGCGGAGCAATAAATATGGGCGGCGGCGGTAAATCATCTACATCTACATCGAGCGTGACTATCCCACCCGAAGTCCTAGCTCGATATAACAGTGTTAATGCCACCGCCGAGCAAGTTGCTCAAACGCCTTTCCAGCAATATTCGACTGATCCTAATGCCTTTGTTGCGCCAATTAATTCGACGCAACAGGCTGGCATTAATCAAATCGCCAATTCGGCTAATGCAGCCCAGCCATATTATGGTGCGGCAACTGGATTAACTATGGCTGGCGCTGGCCCTGCTAACCTTGGCGGTCTCAATACGGGGCAATATATGTCACCGTTTTTGGGCAGTGTTTATGGGACAGCTTTAGCTGGTCAATCTCAACAGAATGCGCAGCAACAATCTAATTTGGCTGGCCAAGCCATCACTTCAGGTGCTTTTGGCGGTGATCGATCAAATATTGCCCAAGCTAATTTGGCTTATCAACAGAATTTAGCAAATAATCAGACAAATGCTAATTTGCTAAATACTGGTTATCAGAA